TCCGGTTGATTCCCTGGTTGCGCATCGATCGCACGGCCGAGGGCATCGCCTTTCACATCGACGAGGAGCTCCGCGCGATTTGCGACGGGCGCCAGCCACGGCCGACCTTGGCGTATCAGTCGATCGATCAGTTTCTCCGCCACCTCCGGACCGAACTCACCCGCAAACGAAAGGAGAACCGCGACGAACGTCGCAGAACCAAGTGGGATAGCCGGCTCATTCTCGTACGGATCCAGTCCGACATGCTGGATTGGATCGAAGACCAACTGGATCAGGTGCCGACCATCTAACCGGCCCCGATCGCTTCGATGCGCGACCTTCCTTGTGATCGGCCCGCATCAAGGACTGTTCATGTTTAACAAAACCAACGTCACGCTGGAGACCTGTCCTCACGACGTCGCCGTCACCTTTTCCCAGATGCCCGCCTTGAAAGGTGAACGCCCCCTGCGCCCGGCCCGGTTGGCCTTTCTGCGGAGTCACCTCAAGGCCGGGACCTTCGTCAGTCCGACCTGGGCTGTCGTCGTCGACAAGGCGACCGGCGTGCGCTATCGCGCGAATGGCCAGCACTCCTCCACGGTGCTCGCTGAACTCGACGACGCCGCCTATCCATCCGACCTCCGCGTCACGATTGAGGAATACACCTCAGACGATCTCGAGGCGGATAGCTTTCCGATTTTCGATCTCTTCGACAATCCGTCGGCGGCGCGCAACAACATCGATGTCATGAACCTGCACCGGGTCTATTACCCGGATCTGGCGGACGTGGACGCCAAACTCGTCCTGACGCTCGCCAGCGGCATCGCACTCTTTGAAAAGGGCACCGCGAAGGGCGTCTTTCTCCCGGCCCGTGAACGCGGGGCCTATCTGGCCCGCGAAGACTACCGGCAGTTCATCCTGTGGGCGGCGCCGTTTGCGAAGGCCGTGCATGGCTGGATGCTCCACAAGCCGGGCATCGTCGCCGAAATGCTCGTGCAGCGGCGCACCGACGCCGAGACGGCGGATGCGTTCTGGCAACTCGTGATTAAGGAAAGTCATCCAGACGCCGATCACGAGACGCGCGAACTGTCGCGCACGCTCAAGGATTGGGGCTCGAAGCCCAAGATTTCGCAGGATCGTTTTCGGAAGGAAACCGCGAAGCAGTGGCGTCGATTTCGACGCCTACACGCAACGCCGGTGACGCCCGAGCACGACGACGCGCCGACGCTCCTCACGGACAGCTCTTCCTCCGCATCAATCGCCCTCTAACGAGACGCAAGGCAGCGCACGGCGACCCCGTGCGTCTGCCTGCGGTTCCCCGTCATGACTGACCGAGACGACGACCACCTGCACCCCGACGCGGAAGGGGCCGGCTGTCTCATCCTGCTGCTGGCGGGGGTCGTCGTGGTCGGCCTGCTCGCGCTCGCGTCTCACTGGCTGACGCGATCCTGAACGCGCACCGTTGCACGACATATCGTCGTACCTCCGGCATTTCGTCTGATGTTTGAGGTCGGCTACCGGCCGCGGCGGGCAGAATTATTGGACTTCCCGCGGGCACTCCCCTTGCTCTGTCTCTGCAGCACATCATCGGTTGAGGCGATGAGCGAAAGAAAGGACTGTCATGACGCGTGCCACACTCGCGTTGTCGGCGATCATCGCCGGGCTCATACTCGCGGCTCGAGCGGCCCAGGCGCAAACACCAGGTTGCGCTGTCTGGAGCAAGGCCGAAAACCGGTGCCTGCAACAGGCACCGGCTGCTCGGGGCCGCGGCGCCCAACCGTTGACCGCGGCCACCCTGGCCGCCGCGCAAGCGGTGCAGACGGGCGACGACATCGTGTCGTCACCGTTGCTGATCGCCATGATGGCCCGTGGCGTCTCCGATCCCTCAGTCCGAGAGAAGACGAAGGACGCTCCGTTTTTTGTCAACATCAGCACGCCGTTCACCCGCGCCGCCTGGATCACCATCGAAGCGCGCCGTACCTTTCAGAATCCAGTCTTCCCCTCACTGGACACGCTCAACGCGAATCGGCTCGTGGTCAGCGTGTCACCCGGTTCCTCGCTGCTCACCGTGGACACGATTGAGAACGTGATCATCAAACACGGGGACATGGTGACGAAGCCCCTCCGCGCGGAGGTCCACCCGACCGTGGTGCAGAACGCGGTTGGGGTCAAGAAAGAGAGTGCGGAAGGCGGATTTGTATTCGATTTTTACGTCTTCGATCCGCAATACGGGCCGCTGACGTTGGTGCTGATTGGTAAGCGCGGCAATTTCGAGTGGGAGATGACCGCCGACGACTTGTCGAAGCTCAAATGAAGGGAACGACGGCGGCGGGCGTCCGACCCAGACCTCACAACCCGACGAGCGCGGCCGCGATCTTGAGCGCGAGCGCCTGCAGGAGCGAGAACGGCAGGGAGATCCCGCGGTCCTTCAATTCGGCCTTCACCTTCCGCCAGACCTTGTCGTTCCGCACGGTGTCCAGAAAGTCATGCCCGGCCCAGGTGAGGGATCCGGGAAGCGCGACGGGGCTCGCATCGCCCTGGACGGTGACGTCGCTGGCGGTCACGAGGCCGCCTTGTTCCATCAGCCAGACGTGGTGCTGAATCGTCTCCTGGTCATAGCCGCGAATCGTGAACGGGTCGGGCGCGAAGCCCGCGGCGTGCGCCTCCATCGCCAGGAGGATCGCCCGCACGAGCTCCATGTCACGCTTCATATGGATCGCGGCCATCTTACCGGGGGTCGGGGTGCATCCTGATCTGGATACGAATTACAGCCCGGGCTCGGGGACGGTGATCGCCAGCGTGTCATCGTCGAGCGTGAAGGTCGGCGCCGCCGGGTCGAGGCCGAGGGCGGTCAACGCCGCGGCCTGTTTGCCGTGCGCGGTCGCGAGCGTGTCGCGCGCCTGCCGCGCCAGCACCTCGCACCGCTGCGTGTCACTACAGAGGGCGCGCAGCTTCCAGTAGTCGGCGGCCTCGAGGGTCCGCGTCATCCGGTCACGCCGGCCAGCTTATTCCAATCGGTCATGAGCTGGCTTTCGATGTCGGGATCGCCCGAGTCCGTCACCGTCGCGCCCACCGTGAAGTCGTACGACGTGGCGAAGTTGAACACGTTCGGCCGGTTCACGAACGACGGCGCGAGCTGCTGCGCGGTGCCCATCGGGTTGCCGTTGACGCGTTGCGCGTACGCCACGCGTTCGGCGTGATACAGCGTCGAGGGGTCTTCTTCGAGGACTTCCCAGGCGATGCGCGTCAACGCGTTCTGTAAGCGTCGGTAAAAGTGCGGGTCGGCGGCGAGCGCCTGTTGGGTGAACGAATCATTGGGCATCGGGGGATCCTTTCAGGGTCGCGAGTGCGGCGCGGAGGTCGGCCAGGTCGGCGTCGTGCTGTTGCCAACCGGCGATCAGGTCAGGGACAAATTTGGAATAGTCCGTCATCCAGGGGCGCGCGAGCGTGCCGCGCGCGGTGAGGTCATCGGTGCCGGGCGAGACGGCGCGCGGATAGAGCGCGCGCGCTTCCTGCGCGAAGATCCCCCGGTCGTGGACGCCGTCGGCCCGCCAGATGAAATCGTGGACCACGACGGCGCGGAGCGCCGAGAGATCGGCGGCCCGCCCGGCGTCGTCTTTCAGGCGGGCATCGGACGTGGTGTTGAAGGCGACGGTCGTGTCGCCGGTGTGGGTGATCGATCCGGCCTGCGTGCCGGCACTATTCACCAAAAACAGGAAGGCGCCGGCGTTGCTCGGGTTGCTGTTTTGGATGGAGATGGCGCGCGTGGCGACCATGTCGGCGAGGATCGCCATTTGCGCGACGAGGTTCAACGGGTTGGCGCCATTGATCGCGACCGTGCCGGCGACGGTTTGCGGCCCGGTGAAGGCATTCCCGCCGGCGAGTTGCGGCACCTTGGCAAGCGCGGTGTCAATCTCGTTGTAGAGGGACGTCTTGACCGCGTTATTGATCACGGTGCCGGTGGTCCCGGTGCCGTCGTCGTCGATCCAAGCAGAGCGCGTGATGGTGACCGCCATGTTAGAAGGCTCCCTGTCGCAAAAGGCGCAGCATCTCTTCCGCGGAGAAGCGAAGACTCGACGCCTCAGCGGTGAACGTCGGGGTCAGATTGGGGATATTGAAGCGCGCGACGCCGACGCGTTGAATCAGGAAGTCCCCGCGCAGATTGATCGGCGGGCCGAGATTGATCGTGACCGTCGCGCCGGCCTGCGTGTTGAGGTCGCGGCACACGTACGAGACGGTGATCACGCCGACCTTGCCTTCGCTGTCGAGGGCGCCGAGGAGATCGAGCCGCGCCTGACACCGGGCGACGCCCTCGAGGTACGACAAGCGGCCGTCTTGGATCTCGTCTTCGATGATGCCGTCACTGCCGGCGAGCTGCAGCCGCACGGCCGCCTGGGCGTCGAGGTCGTCGACCTGCACGAAGAGGTTGACCGGGTCGCCTTTGAGAATCTGATACTTGATCACGCCGAGGCCGGTCGCGGGAATCCCGGTCAGCATCGCGGCGGCGACGACGGTGGTGTTGTACGTGATCGTCGCGGTGATCGCGCCGGCGCCGCTCGGCGGAATCCCTAAGAGCGCGTTGCCACTGATCCCGGTATACCGGACGTTCTGTGAGCCGACGATGGCCCATCCACCCGTCGGCCGAAACGCCGCGACCGTTGCGCACGGGAGCGTCGGCGAGCCGGCGAGGACGTTTCCGGTCGGCTGTTGCAAGAGCGAATTGTCACTGGTCGGCGCGTTCGCGCCGAGGGCCGCATCGGCCACGGTGTCCAGGTACGTGGTCGTGGTGTTGTCGGCGAGGGTGACGAGCGCCTGAAGCTGGCTCACGCCCGCCTTCGTGCGATAGAGCCCGCGCGCGATCACCGACGCGGCGCCCAGCGGGATCGCGGACAGTTGCACTTGCGCGGCTTGCGCGGTCCCGACGGTGAGCGCCAGGGCGCCGAGGCTCGCGTCGGGCACGGTATCGATCGCGTCGGTGGTCGTGTTGTCGGCGATCGTCGTGACGAGGTGTAACGGGCCGCCGCCGCTGTTGGCCGGCGTGCGGTAAATCTTCCGCGACACCACCAGCGCATTCCCGATCGGGATCTTCGTCAGCGGGATCTGGTGCAGGACGGCGGTGTTGACCGTCGGCGGCGCGGCCCCAAGGCTCGCATTCGGCGTCGTGTCGGTGTACGTGCGCGTCGTGTTGTCGGGAATGTTCGCGACAAAGCGCAAGCCGGCGCCGGCCGAGCGGCGATAGAGCTGGCGCCAGGCTGCGGTGCCATTCGGGCCGGGGACCGTCGGAATATTCGAGAGGTGGACGGATTGCGTCCCGCCCGTCGTGGTGTTCCCGCCGGGGGGCCACGGCCCCAGGCTGGCGTTGGGTGTGGTGTCGGTATAGCTCGTGGTGGTGTTGTCATTGAGGAGGCCCACGAGGCCCCAGGTGCCGACGTTGGTATAGCGATAGAGCTTGCGGCCGATCACACCGGCCCCGCCGGGCCCCGTCTGAATGCCCGAGACGCGCACGGTCGCTGCGAGTGTCCCGTTGACGCTCGGCGGCGCGGCGCCCAGGCTGGCGTTGGGCGTCGTGTCCGTATACGTCCGCGTCGTGTTGTCACTGATCGTCGCCAGGAGTCTGAGGCCGGCGCCGCCCGACTGGCGATAGAGCTTGCGCGCGGTCACGGTCGCGTCGGGACTCGTCGGCAGGTTCACTAGGTTAAGCGTCCTCGCAACGGGCCCGTGGCCCGGGCCTGGGTAGACGCCAAAATTCGCTGGCTGTCCCGCGACTTCGATCGTGAGCGGCGTGGTGGTCGGGTTTGCGCCAAATTGCAGGCACGTCCAACTGCCGCCATTGACGCTGACGTACAGGCGATAGCTCGAGCCGCTCGGGCCTGACGCCGGGATCGTGACGGTCCGGCGGCAACAATTCGGGGCGCCCGCGAGGGCGGGTTGGATCGTCTGTTGGCCGGACGAGGGCCCCATCGTCGAGAGGTCCGAGTAATTGACGTTGTCGGTCGCGTACGCGAGCGCATAGGCGACAGCATCCCCGACGCGGCCGCTATTCGCGCCGGGCGTGTAATTGCCTTGGGAGGGATACTGCTGGCACGTCGGCGCGCTCGAGGGCGCCGAGGCCGGCGGGCCGAAGTTCCCAGACGTCGCGGCCGGGCCAATCGGGCCGGGCGTCGTTTCGGCGCCACTCCGGACGAAGGTGCAGGCGTAGGCATGGCTGCCGTCGTCGATGCCACCCCCGGCGGCGGTCGATCCGGCATTCGGGGCCGTCGTCGGCGGCGCGACGATGCCCGTGGTGGCCGGTCCACTCAACGGGCTCAGTGACGTCTCGCCTTCCGGGCGCACGAAGGTAAAGGCGTAGTAATGGGTGCCGACATCGGGCCCGGGGCCGGCCGTCACGGAGCCCACGCTCGGGGCGTTGGCCGGGTCGGCGATCGGGCCGGTCGTGATCTGTCCCCCGATCGGGCCCGGCGTCGTCGCGACGCTGCCATAGAGGACGAACCCCACGGCGTAATCGTGCTGGCCGGGATCGGGGCCAGGGCCGGGATCGACGCGGTCCGGGGTCGGCGCGGTCGTGGGCGGATCGAGCAGGGCCGTACTGGCGGCGATGCGCGGGCCCGGGACGGTTTCCCCGGTGCTGATCACAAAACTGATCGCGTAGTCATGCACGCCGGCATCGGGCCCGGGGCCGGCCGTCGGGGTGCCCGCGGTCGGCGCGGTCGGGGGCGGGAGAAAGACGCCGACGGGGACGGTCAGCCGCGGCCCGGGGATCGATTCGCCATTCGTCGTCTTGAAGGTCACGGCGTAGTCGTGGGTCCCGACGTCGACACCGGCCCCCGGCAAGAGGGACGCATTCGGGGTCCCGGTGGGCGCCGCGCCTGGGCCGACGAGCGAGCCGCCGCCGCCGACCTCGAGGCCGCCGTACGTGACCCGCTGCTGCCCGACGAGCACGACGCCGCCCGCGGCGAGATACCAGGCCGCCGTCTCCACCGGCAGCAGGGTCTCCCCGGGGCCGACCGCATCGAGCGCGTTCGAACCGCCGAAGTTGCCCAGGATGCGCGTTGCGACTTGCGAGAGGTCGCGCGTCCAGTCGATCGTCTGCAAGGTCGGATGCACGGCATTGACGATCCGCGGCGGCGAGAGGGCCGTGTTCTCGAAGAACAGATGCACCACTTTCAGGTAGTCACACAGAAAGTCGCCGCCGACGCGCTTCGCGAGTTGCGCGAAGGCGCCCGTGAGCGATTGCTCGGTGAAGGTGATCTGGTCGAGCCGCTCGGCCCCGATGTCGGGATCGACGCGCAAGGTGTAGCCCGCCGGGGCGGACGTCATCAGGCTCGCGGCGATGGCGGCGACGCTGGCGTTGGTGTAGTTGCCCGACACCTTGCGCCGGTCGAGCGCCCAGGTGTAGTCGATACAACTGACGTCATACAACATGTTCCGATCGACGGGCTTCTTGACAGCGTAGCGATGGCGCGTGCTGAGAATGGTCCCACCGAATTGCCGCTGCAGATTATTCGCGGACCCGAGCGTCACGACGACATCGGCGCCCTCGACCGGGACCCACCCGTACGCGGTAAACGTGAGCGTGACCGGCGTGTTGTTGATCGCGTCGGACTTGGTGACCGAGTCGGCGATCACCCCGCCGCCGTCGAGCCGGCCCCAGCCCCGGTGAATGCCATCGATGCTGATAAAGGGCTGACTGCCGGTGTAGTTCGATCGGGTGGCGCCCGACCGCGCGAGATTCGAGATCGCGTACAGCGGGACCTTGGCGCCCTGCAGGACCGGATACCCGGAGCGCGTGGCCCCGGATCGCGCGATGTTCGAGACCGCGTGCGTGAGGATCATGTCCCGTAGGGCAGGCGCACGCCTTGCCCGCGCATCAAGCTGACTTGCGCGTCCGCGACGGCACGGGCGATGGCTTCGGGGGTCCCGAAGGGTTGCGTCACATGAATCGTGATCGACACGCCGCCGCCGCCCATCCGGCTATTCGGGATCACGTCACTCCCACTAGGTAAGTTGACGAGCTCGGGGCCTTTCTCGCCGACCAGCGCCAGGCCACCGCTGAAGTTCTGCACGCCGCCGGCAAACTGCGGGAAGCTGCTTTTGCCCGAGTAGAGCGCGTCGAAGTTTTTCGGGATCTCGCCGTGCGGGCCGAGCGGCACGCGGGCGCCGGTGGGGGATACGAGATAGTTCTGTCCGAACGCCTGCTCGGTCGTGGAGCCCGGCAGCTTCTCGCCGCCCTGCAGCGTCTCGAGCGCCGACGCGCCAGCCGCCGCCATCTTCTGCACGCCCTCGACGGCTTTATTCGTAATGTCCGTAATCGTCTGCCCGGCCGCATAGTCAATCTCGCTCGCCTTGAGCGCCGTCTCCTCGTACACCTTGTTCGAGAACTGCGTCACTTGTTCGGCGGTCGCGCCGGTCTTTTGAAACGCGGCGATTTGCGCGTCGGCGGCTTCCCAGAGTTTCTGGCTGGCGTACTCGCCCCGCGACATCGTCTGCTGGTTGTATTCGTCCGTGAGCCGCTTATCGATCGCGATCAACTGGTCGGCGGCCTTGCCCTCGTTCTCGAGGCGCTTCTGCGTGTAGTCGTTCTCAGCTTTACTCAGCCCGAGATAGTTGGTCTCGCCCTGCTTGACGTGGTCGCCTTCAATCTTCAGCACCGCCTTCAGCGTCTCGGTGTAGTCCTTCATCGAGCTGTCGATCGCTTTAACTTGCACGTCGGTCAACCCGAACGCCGTCGCGAGCGCCCGTTGTGAGACGCCCGCTTCGAGGTACCACTTGACCGCCTCGACCACGTCGCCATTGATCGTATTGAGCGTGCCCTGCCACCCTTTGCCGGCGCTATCGAGCTCGACCATCGCTTCGTTGATGGCTTTACTCGAGGCCGCCCAGGCGTCCGACTTGTCGGTGATTTCTTGGAGGTCCTTCGGGAGCCCCGGCGGCACCATGCCCCCGAGGGCCGGCGCGGCCTTCTCGGCCTTCTGTTGCATCTGCTCGAGCGTGCTGTTCAACGCCAGCAGCCCGCCGGTGAGGGAGTTATCGAGGACCTTGAAGGTCATCTCGCCGATCGCGGCCGTCCAGGTGCGGCTGGTCTTCTGGATGTGGTCGCCGAGATCGTCCCAGTACTTCACCGCGGCGGCCGACATCTGCCCCGTGCCATCCTTCAACTCTTCAAAGCCCCGCTTGAGCACCGGGAGCTGCTCGGCCCATTGCTTCCCGAAGAGGGCCGAGAGGTCCGCGGCCACCCGTAACGGATCGTGCATCTCGCGGATCGCGTCGGAGATCGCCAACATCTGCGCGGCGCCATCGAGCGATTTGAAGTGCTCAATGTCGATCCCCAGGTCGCGCAACGCAGCGGCCGCTGAGTTATCGTCCCCGCCTAGGCGCTTCTGCAGCATGTTGACGGCCGTCGTCATGGAGTCGAGCGAGACCCCGGCGTCATCCCCCGCAATCCGGAGGGCTTGTAAGGCTTCGACCGAGATGCCGGTCTTGTCGTGCATCTTCGTCAACGCATCGGCGTCCTCGAGGATCCCTTTGCCGAAATTCACGATCGCCGCGAGCCCCGTTTGAATCCCGAAGGCGCCCAGGACGCCCTGCGCCGTGGTCAACGCGGAGGACCACCCCATCGTGGCCTCGGCGGTGTCCTTCGTCCTGTTCGCGAGCTCCTGCATCTGGGGCGGGACGACTTGCCCCATCTTGGTCAGTTTCTCGGCGCCCTGCGCGGCCATGTCGGACATGCGCGCGAGTTCTTTTTCGGTGAGCACCGCGGCGCCGCCAACGTCTTCGACCGCCTTCGTCGCGAGCATCGCCTGTTGGACGATCTTGGTGCCCGAGATCGAATCGGCCATCTTGTTGAGGGCCGACTCCGTCTTACTCGCGCCGGTCTCGAAGCCTCGCAGCGATACCTCGGCCTGCGCGCACGCATTCGTGAACGCGGTGAAGTCGGCGTTGAAGACTCCTTGCAGTGGCATCGCGTCAGTCTCGCTCGCGCTGTTGCTCGATCAGCATCTCGACCAGGACCTCGTAATCGTCGAGGCTCAACGCTCGAACCCACTCGACGCGCCAGCCGCAGCGTAGGGCGATGGCGAGATCGCTGGCGATGTCTTCGCGCCATCCTGGCCGTTTTTTCGGGCCTCGCGGCGCGCGCTGATCCGCGCTTCGTGCGCGTCGATCGCGCGCTCGATTTCCAGATAGTGATCCATGTCGAGCATATCGAGCGCGCTTTCGTTGAAGGGCTCGGGCTGTCCGTCGAAGCCTGTCAGTGACCAGGCCGTGACGTACGCCACGATTTTCGTTTTGCCGTATTGCTCGTAGTCGATCCGCGCACGCTCGCCGGCCCGCAAGTCGATGTAGTACCCCGCCTGGGCGTGCCGTTGTTCCCCGGCGGTGAGCTCCTGCTTGACCTCGATCCACTGGCCACCCGAGAGCGTAAGGCGCTCCCGCGCCGGCTGGACAAACCAACACGCATCCATCCTTGCTACCTCCTACTGTTCCGGTGGTCCCAAGCGCGCGATAAGCGAGCGCCCGCCGATCTGCAGCGACACCACGCCCCAGGCCCAGTGTCCCTTTCGGGCGCCTTCGTGGGGTGCCGTGAACAACAGCGACGTCCGCCGCAACATGAACGGATCGGCCCGCTCAATCGTGGCGGTGAGCGTCCACTGGCCTTTGACGCGCGCGATCGACCAGGTCGTGAGGCGCGCGGCGGTGTGGTACCCCCACAGGATCGACGCCGCGGTCCCGTGGATCCGCAGCTTGTCGAACATGACGCCGGATCAGGGGCCGACGGCCATCGTCCACGGCCCGCCGGCCTTGAACGTGGAGGTAATCTTCGGGGCGCCTTTGACGGAGCAGTCGATGTCGGCGTCGAGATAGGCGAGGCCGGACCACTTGAAGAGCGCCTCAGTGTCGTTGGGCGCGAGCTCGAGGAGCCCGGGGACGGGCGCCTTGGTCGCTTCGAAGAGGGTGGTTTCGGCGCTGTTCCAGAAGCCCCCGAGCGAGCCGCTGACGTCGGGAAGACCCGGCACGTACACCAGGTTATCGTCCCCGAAGCACGTCACGTCTTCGTAGGTGTTCTTGAAGCTGGCCTTCCAGGTGTTGAGGGAGATGACCTCGACCGGCGTGGTCCCCGCCGCGTCGTATTTGACCGAGCCGTACCGTCCCGTGAGAATCGCCACGCGTCTACCCTCTTTCTGTTCGATGTCCCCGTTTACGCCCCAGGAATCGAGGCTTGCACGCGATAGTGCCCGCCGCGGTGTTGCCAGCGAATCGTGTCGTCGACCGCGTCGACTTCCGTGTAGCGAATGCGCGCCTCGCGGCACGTGACCATGTGCACGTAGCCCGGAATCGTGAGCGGCACATCCTCGAGCACCGCCTCAATGCGCGCCGCCGCCGCTTTGACATCGGCCCCGGTCGACGCGAGGCCGACGGCTTTGACCAGATAGAGCACGTCCTCATACCCGCGCCCGCCGAGGACCGGCTCATCGTCGGCCGTGACGAGCGAGACGATCACGAAGCGTTGCGCCTTCGCCTTCGCCACGTCGAAGTACACGCCGTCGGGCATGAGCGTCATCAACGTCGCATCCGTGAGGAGCGCGGTCACCACGGCGTTGTCAATCTCCGAGGAGTCGGGGCCGGCCATCGCTACGGCTCCCCGGTGACCTGCAGGCCTTGCCGCTCGAGCAGGGCCCGCAGTTGCTCGTACATCCGTTTCCGATACTTCGTCATCGCGCGCACGAACACATGCGTTGGCGGCTGCGCGGTGCGTCCCCACATCTGGCCCGTGCTCTTGCCGCTCGCCCAGTGCCGCGCCTGCGATCCGTTCTCGAAGATCCAGGCGTGCTTCGCCGTGCTCTTGATCAGCGCGCCGGCGCCGAACGCGCTGGTCGACGTCGAGAGGTATAAGTGCGCCGCCAGATTGCCGCTCGCGGCGTGTTGCTCGTAGACCTGGCGTACCTCGGCCTCGGCCGCTTGCGCCGCGCCGGTGACATCGCCGGCGGCTTCGCCCGCGAGTTCAGCCGGCAGATTCCGCAACGCCTCGCGGAGCTCGTCCAGCCCGGTGAAGGTGAAATGGTTCGCACTCACGCGACGACCTCCGCGCACACGAGCTCGAGCGTCCGATGGTGTTCATCGAGGTCCCGCACCGTGAGGATGTTGAAGACCCGCGCCGCCAGCGCCAAGCGCACCGCGGTCGTGACGTCGGCCCGATACCGCCCGCGCGCGAGATGCGTTTGTGTCGCGATCACCGTGCCCGCTTCCCCCATCTCGCCGCCCCCGCCCCGTCGTCCGGGCGCCGCCGTCAGGCTGACCGACCAGGTCGGCGGATCGGCGTCCTGCCACGCCGGGGTATACCCGCCGTCGCCGTCTGGCGTGCCCGCAGCCGGGACCTGGACGGTCACCACGGTGCGATACGACCCGGCGCCAGGGGTGCCCTTCATGCCATCGCCAGGTCGTGATAGGCGCGCAGGAGCTCGCGCACGAGGACACTGGGGCCGGCGTCCGTATCGGGGCGCGGCGGCGGGTCGAGGTCATCTCCGCGAAACCGATCGAGTTCGCCGACTTGCACCAGAATCGCGGCGACGACGACGGGCGGCACGGTCGCCGGGGTCCAGGCCGCGACGATGGCCCGCGAGGCCGCTGTGACCGAGCACCAGTTCAGAATGTGCGCCTCGGCCTGGTCCACGAGCAGTTGCGTGTCGACGTCCTCATCGGTCGTCGTGATCCGCAGCCGCGCTTTCGCTTGATCGAGTGTCACGAACTTCGCCACGGGTCACCGCCGCCGCGTGTCGTCGTAGACCTGTTGCCAGTCACGACCGGCCGGGCCTTGCGGCCCGGGGCCGCCGTCCTTGCCGTCCTTGCCATCGCGCCCGCGTTTGACCTTGAGCGTCCAGGCCTTCGAGCCGTCGCCCGGTTTCGTCGCGGTCGTCGTCTGGCAGTGCCACTCCGACCCGCTCCACGTGACGCTGTCGCCGGGGTCGTACGTCTTCCCGTCGGTCCACACGCCGCGGTAGAGCGCGACCGGGAATACCGCCGTCCCGATTTCCTTGACGCGGGCGCCTTGGGCCGCCGTGATCACGAAGGACCGCTCGTCGCGTTGCGTGACACTGAGGTCCTCGAAACCGAGGCCATCGATCCCGTTGTCGCCATCGCGGCCGGCGGGTCCTGGCGGGCCGGGCACGGGCGCGAGTGTCTCGAGCACGGCCACGCGTTCCCGCAAGGGGCCGACCGCGGTGGTCTGCGTGACGACGGCGGCGAGTTGGGTTTCGGCGACGGTCATCCGGTGCGCGAGCGGGCCGACCATGCGCGCGACATAGTCGCGAATGACGGGGGTCATCCCGTGGACGATGGCGGCGAGTTCCTCGGGGGTCATGCGGCCAGCGCCTTCGCGAGGAGGTCACCCACCAGCATCGACAACTGTCCGGGCGGGAGCGCGGGCGCCGCCATCGGCGCCGGCTCTGGTGCGCTGAACGGATCCGCCGCGTCCCGCTGCGCCAGGGCCTTGAGGCTGAACATCTGCTGCTGCATGTACGGGGTATCGCCGCCCTCGACGGGGCCGAGCCCGAAGTACCGCAAGCGCGCTTCATCCGGCGACATCGCGCCAGCGCCGATCGCATCAGCCGCGGCTTTGGTCTTCGTCGCCGTGTCCATCCAGATCAGATCGTCGATGTCGAATTCGGTCCCGTAGTCGGTCCCGGCTAGGCCGAGGCCGTCGTCGAGGACCGTCTCAAAATTGGTCGTCAACGCTTGGATCGCCTGCGAGTAATACAACTGCGTCATCGCGTCGAGCTGTACGCCGCGCGGAATCTCGGCCGCGCCGATCATCCAGGCCGGCACGTGGAACGCGCTGCACACGTTCGACGCCGTCCACCCGAGTTGCGCGATCAGCTCGGCGTCGACGGCGTTCATGGTCAACTGCGTGAACTTGATGTCGGCGGTGATGACCGCAACCTTGCCGGCATTGCCGGGCCCGTTGAACGTCTCCCAATCCGTCTTGGCCTGCGCGAGCTGCTCGCCCGTCATCCCGGCCGGCGCCACCAGTAAGCCGCTCGGCCGCGAGCCGTTCGTGAAGAACGCTCCCGAGCTGTTCTGAATCGCGAGGCCTTGCATCGCCGCGGACGCGCACGCGTAGATCGGCGACATCCCGACCAAGGGGTGAAACAAGCACACCATCCGGTCGTGGATAATCTCTGAAGCCGGCACGATGAAGGGGTCCGGGATGTCGACCAGTGTGCCGCTCAAGTTGTCCCGCTGGAGTTGGTAATAGATCCCCCCATCCGGCGCGATCAGCGGGAGCACGCGCATCGGGTCGAGCACGTACAGGGCGACCACGACGCCACGTGCGTCGCGTTCTTTCAATACGTACGTGTTGCCCCACATCAGCTTGGACGTGATCCACTGCTCGACAAACTTCGGCGTGGTCTGATACCGATTCGGCTTGCGGAGGACCGGACTAAAAGCGGGCGACTGCGCTTCTTCCCACACGCCGTCGTCGTTCTCTTCGACGAGGCGCAACGTCAGCTTGCCGATGTCCTGGGCGATGAGCGTGACGCACGCAAACACGGGCGCATACGCGACGACCTGGTCGCGGCGGGC